CTCAAGGTAAGATATGATTCAAACCTAGAAAATGCATTCTGTAATTTCATTGTTTCTGCAAGCCAGTACAGATCTTTCGATCTGAGCTTGGTCAAAACAATGTTCACAACCGCAGACTGTGAAATTACTGAAAATTACCTAACACTATTCTACTACTTTCAGCTACTCGTACCAAGACTATCCCACAAAACGGTGGACAGCCTTGGGTCATATCACCGATATGTACGCTCGGACAAAACAGAAGTGGTATTCCCGAAATTCTTAAATCATCGGGATGTCCTAATTATGCAAAAGTGTAAAGTGTCTTATCAAAAAAATAATCGAACAAAGACCAAAATTACACTTGAACTGCTAAGCGTACCAATCACTGAGTTCTGTAAGTATCCAGAGTATGAATTTTGTGAAGATCTCTACTCAAGGGCCTACTGGAAGAAGAGATCCGACCAAATGAGGTCTGTGGAAAGAATTGAAAGAAAAGAAGAATTAGTCACTAAGAGAAAAGTTAAGTGGCTAACTGAGACTAAAGAAGTCCAGGAGAAAAAAGTGGTATTGGTTGAAGTCGAGAAACAACGACCAATAAGGCCAGCACAGACTCCACTCGACAGAGAAAAAGTGAATCAATTTTGTGTCGAACGACACCATGATGCTGAAATGTTACAGCAAATCATGAACACTTTTACTGTAGAGGACCTTGATCCAGCTTTATCATTTGAAAGAAATCTTGCAATTCTCGTAATTGCAAATCTTGAGATTCAAAAAGCTGACAACAAGGAAGGAATCCGTCGGATTATCAGAAAGCCGGTAAGAGAAGAAAAATTTGAGACAGTTAAGGTGTCTGAGGAGAGAGTCATATACGAAACCAAAGTAGTAACGGAACCGGTTCCTCACTACTATGATGTTGTTGAAAAAGTTGTTACTGAGAACAAAGTATATGACAGGAAAGAAAACTCTGGTGTTTGGTTCAAAAAACCGTACGACGTACGAAAGACAGAAAAGGCCGTAAGAGTGCTTTTCAAATTTCTCAAGTTTTTCATCAAAGATGACTTAAAGAAAGACGAAAAAGCATACTTCAAAAACCTCAAAGAAGTTGCCAAATCTCTGTCAACAGATGCTGAATTAAGCATCGACGTCTCACCGATTTCAAAGCTCTTTAGAAGAGCAGGTTATACAATAACTATCGGTTCAAAATTACGGTTTCTGTCACTATATAAAAACTTACCTGCGAAAAAGCACAGAGGCAAGGTGACAGATAAAGAACACAAACTACTAAAACAAGAGTACATTCAAGAAAATTATATACCAGTTGGTACTCTTGTAACAGAACCCAAATCAGTAGTAGAGATACAAATTGCCTGTAATAACATTAACAAATTATTACATGAAGGACGTGTTGAGGCTGCAACCTATAGAAAACAAATTATTGATTCGATCGAATCAGGTTACATTCCGAAGAGTCTTCCCGATGTGATAAAACAATCACTTAATATCTATGGGACGAAACTCACTCTCAAACGTCTTTATGCATTTACAGGTCAGTACAGTGTCGCATTGAGTGAACTTAACATTCTTAAAGAAACACGATTTGCAGGTTCTCTGCAAGTCACTCGCGACAAAGGTACTATTTTGGATGTATCTCTATCTGACGAAAAGGTGTATGACCTTCTATACAACGAAAATCTAATGACTAAAAAAAGGCTAACCGAAGTGAAGCAGTCTAATCACGCTAGCAATGTAGAAGCTGAGATTAAAGCTATGAATAGACTAGGTATGGATTTTCCAAGTACTCTAATTGAGCTCAATAAGGAGAACAGTCAATATGAAAACATATTAGTGATTATGGGCAAACTAAAAAAGATCGACAAAATCACTGAATATGATCAGACTCTCAGGGCCCTCAACAAGGAAATCTCCGAATTACAAAAACAAAAAGTTAATGTGATTGCTACACGACAAGTGTTAAATTTAACAAAAGATGAAAACACTCATTGTGAAGTAAAACACACTAGGAGACTTATTATCTTGTCTAACGACGAAGAGAGTAACCGCTACCTTATGAGACATAAAGACAGAATCTCACAGACGAGAAAGGATTTAGAACAACGTCTAGATGAATTTAAAATATTACATCAAAAGTTTAAAAATCTAGAGTTGACTATACTGAAGGAAAAGTCTGGCTTGTTTGAAAAGCTAGAAGAAGAAAGAAAAAAGTTCTTTCCAACAGTTAACTCGTTAAAAAGTGAGACTCTGCTCAAAGAGTACAAGAAAAAGGAGATGAGATTGATAAAAAAATCAGAACATGCAATCCAAAAGAAGCAGTCCATTCGTGTGGTTTTACATGAACAGTCGAAAGCGAAGTCAGCAGAAATTAAAGCATTAAAAGCTGCCTATGAAACGCTAACGAACGAGTTCATCACCTACGAAAAGAAACAGACTGGTCCGTTGACAGAGGTAACACTAACAAAAAAGGTTAGATTACCAATCCAAAGGACTCAAATGGATTATATCTATCAGATCTCAAATCTAGAACACCGGAAACGACAAATTTATTATAAATTGATCACAGCGATCTACCCGGAAGCATCAACAACAACACCAGAAACAAGCGAATTAGCGCAGTTGATGACTGAGGATCTGATCTGTGAACAGGTGTTCAATCCATACACGACTCCACTACCAGCATTGGCTGGTTCTAACGATCTACTTGAAGAAACTAAAAAGTCTCGTGAAAAAGATTATAAGTGGAAAGCGAAGAAGATGCTATCATCATCGTTCTACACGAACGCATTGCTTTATAAATATGCAATGATGGTAGCATTGCCCATAGCGGATCTAAGAGCATATCTTGTGTTGCGGCCGAACCTTATCGTTAACGTAAAACGACCATATAAAGAGGCCTTGTATTACCATTTGAAGGAAATACTAACACAACACAAGAGGCTATACTCAAAGACAAAGCTTGTTACATTACCGTCGAGTAAGGTAGATAACTTACTATCGTTAGTAATTGATCAACACAAGGCCGAAGTTGCTTTAAAAACAAAGCACCCTAAATTGAATGTGCCGCCAGCCATGAGATACTTCAAACGAAGAGAAAACCGAAATCGTCTGAGACTAATAATGAAAAGATTAGCTCGAGATATCGGTTTAGTGGCATCACATAACAATAGAGTCCAAGAAGAACAACGGCTGAACCTCTATAGAGCAACCAACTCAAAACGGTCCTCTAAGAGAAGTTGTATCGATCCAAAAGAACAAGCATCGTTTATACCGCTATGGAAGGATAAATTGAATGCCTACATAGAAAGCAAAAAAAGGAAGTTTCTACGTAGTAAGAATTGCCAAAAGAAGTTAAAACAGCTTCAGAATTATCTCGTTAATGACAACACAAATGATATTTTAAAATACATTCCCTTAACAGAAAAGGCCTCTACTATGGATATTGCACCAATTGGTGGTAACAGAAGATCTTTCGATACTCTGTATGAATACATAGTAACAGGCGACGCCTATATAATAGAACGTCCATCATTTGAAATGGCCCGAAAGATCAACTTTCAGGCAATCAGGGAACAGTATAATATCATTTTGTCAAAAGATGTTGAGCGAACACGTAAGAAAATTAATTCTCTTAAACGTCTTATGTCGAAGTTTGTAACGCAACCAAAGAAGGTTGAAGCAAAAATCATGACAGAAGAAGCATTTAAGATACTCAACGAACGAGAAGAGTTAATGAAAAGAACAATGGCAACTCTACAGAATGCACAAGCAATCTCGAATGAAATTCACCGATTGCAGTGCATGTTGACGGAAGAGAAGAAAGAAAAGAAAGAAGAAAACAAAGACGGCTACATAGGGGAGAGAATAGCACGTCTAGCTGAACAATTGAAAGTGTTAGAACAAGAGAAACAAGATAAACATAATGATGAGCAAATTAAAAAAGAAATTGCTATCAAGTTCAGGTTAAAAACTCTGCAAGAAGCTTTACATTTACAAATCAAGCTTATGCGAAATGAGTTTGACCTGCATGATGCTCCACTTATGTTTAAACATCTTGTTCTGAAGACCTTTTGTGAAAACGTTGTACATCAAGAAAATTCTTTAGAAGTTGTACTCAACGTTGTTGAAACAAAAGCAAGAAAAGCGAGAGTTGTGACTGTTTTAGATTTTATTCACTTTTATATTCAATACCCAATCAATAAATTTACAATAGAATACCTAAGAGAAGTATCTCTTAGTAGGTTCAAATTGAATGACAATGGGTCGAATAACTCAGTCAAGAACAGATTAAAAGAAATTATTGTTCAAAGACAAAACGAATCTGTTTTCTTACACTCGCTAGACCTTGAAAAAGCTTCAGATAACCCCAACCATGCTTATGTGCGCACAGTTTTAGAAGGATTGCGGGGTCTTGTTCTAACAAAGATTAATAGTGTTAATAGATGTATAGGAAAGAATACATTTTATGATGACGCATTTAAAGCTCAGACTGTTCTCTTTGATTCTTACTTCCCAAAATTACTAAATATAATAACAAAAACGATAAACCCAGATCTACCATCAGAACGATGGATGTTAAAGAAAGGTTATCCAATGGGTATACCGTTTACTGTATTCATACTGTCAACTCTTAATGAATTTGCTCTATTAGAAGCTACGAAAGGAAAAGAGTTTGCAGTACAGATGGGAGATGATTGTCTTGGGATACTCACGAAGAATGAGATAAACAATTTTGAAATGAATCTGATGTTGCTTGGATTCAAAATCAATCGTGAGAAGACAATCGAAAGTAAGAATATTGGAGTATTTTGCGAGCAATATCTACATGCAACTCGTTCACAGAGTGAACCTTGGAGATCAATGCCTATGACTATGCATATGAACGAGTCATGCAAGATACCTTTAAATCCTGATTTTGCTTGGTATGATGCTACAGAAATGTCAGAAGTTCTACGCAACAAAGAACTTGATAAAGTTTATACAATGTTTGACATTTGTAGCACATTAAGAAGAAAGAACTATACCGAGCATCAGATAAATATTGCTCATCAGTACTTGTCACGATCTGACCTTGCCAAAAACTGCAAACGCGCAGCGTTCCCTTTAAAAGCCTACATAGGCTACAGGAATCACTTTGAAAGCTTTATCAAAAAAGATGCAGCTAAGGTCTTATCAGAAATTCAAGATGATAAATTGACAAGAGTACTGGCACACTCCAACGACATGTATTCTCGATACTTTGCACTAGATTCGAAAGATATTGAATATGCGAAACAACTGGTTAAACAAAATATAACTCGAATGATCAAGATCAATAAACAATTCTCAGGGAAGTCCATTGATACATTCGTCGATCAGTTGACCGCAGACAAACTGTGCAGATTTGAGAATAAGGAGAAAGCAAAAATGACTCTAGTATCACTAAATGATCAGGAGTCAGAAATGAACTTATTCTCAAGAATAAACATGTCTATGATGTCTGAGAGGGCCGAATTGCTATATCAAGCTAGAATAATTGAGAAAACCCCTTTACACGATACACCGATCACAAGAAAAGCTGAACAATATTATGTCGATCAGTGCATGAAAAGAGGCTTACCATTATATCAGCGCCCTTACACGTCATTAAAAAAATGGTATTCTTTTAATAATATTAATGATAGTATAAAGGAATTACGAGACACACTATTTACTACATTAATAAATACACTAACTTATTCGGTTCCTGGATCTATAAAAGACCCTGAAATCTATGCATTGAACATAGTCAGGGTTGAGGCCTTTGTCAGGCAGTTTAGATCCACGGAATGCAACGAACAGGTAATTGACGAGATCATCGATCTCTTAA